ACTTCCAAGACTGTAGTGCTAGGAAGATTGGCGTTTGCCTAGCATAGAGGGTGGGTCAAGCTAATTCGTAATGCTTGACCTACCCTTGTTTTGTATGTTCTAATAATAATAGTGCACCTTTTACCTTGTGTGCCGTAAAGGTATTAAGGAGTATTATATGCTAGAAAAAAAGACACTAAGCAACATTGAATTTAAAGTAGATGGAGACGAAGCTGGCACTGTAGAAGCAATCTTTAGCGTTTTTAACGTAAGAGATTATGACGGTGACGTAGTTAAGTCAGGTGCAATTCCAAATGACACAAAAGTAACAATGGCGTGGGCACACGATTGGTCTAAGCCTGTAGGCAAGGGTACAGTTACAGTTGATGACAACAAAGCAATATTTAAAGGCAAATTCTTTACAGATACCGACAGTGGTAACGAAGCATATAAAATTGTAAAGAACATGGGTACGGACCAAGAATGGTCGTGGGGATTTAAAGCCTTAGAGACTAAAGACGGCAACCCAGAAAATTACGAAGGCTTAAAAACTAGGGAGATTACCAAAGTAGATATCTTTGAAGTATCCCCTGTATTAAGAGGTGCTAATGCTCACACAGAAACATTAGCAGTCAAATCTAGGCAACAATCTTTTGCCGACCAATGCAAGTCAACTCTTGATGTTGTATCTTCTTTGGTGGAACGTGCTAAATCTCTTGCAGATTTAAGAGCAAAAGACAACCGTACAATAGGTGAAACATCTAACGAAGCATTACTAGATGTTGTAGATGAACTACAGAAATGTATTGACACTATAACAGCAGTATCTAAGTCAGATAGCACTGATGAGTACGGACAAGTCTTGCGACAAGTTGCAGGGCGTTTTTACAAAACCAATACAAAATAATAAGGAGACTTTTAATGGCTAACGCTAAAGAGTTAAAAGGTAGAATTGACTATTTAAGAGGAGAATTAAAAACTGTTCTTGACGAAGCTGGTGACAACTTTGATATGGGCAAGGTAAAGCACATAGAAGGTGATTCTGCTACAAAAGTTGATTGGATTAAAAAGACAGACACTGAACTAAATTCTCTGCAATCAGAGCATGACGGTTTAGAAGAAGTTGCTAAAGTTAGAGAAGCTACACTAAAACACGAAGCTGAAAAAAAAGGTATCGTAAAAGAACCTGTAGTACATTCTGACCAACCAATCGTAGAAGCAAAAACATTTGGGCAAAAGTTCGTAGAAACTGATGCTTACAAAACAGGTTTAAGTGGTAATGGTGTAGAAAGCACTATTAACATTGACCCACAATACATTTACAAGACTGACTTTACAACGTCAGCAGGTTTTGCACCTGAAACTAGCAGAACTGGTTTAGTTGTAGAATCAGCACAATACCCACTAAGAGTGGCAGACATTATACCATCAGGTACTACTAACCAATCGGCAGTTGTATACATGGTAGAAAGTACGTTTACTAACAACGCTGCAGAAGCAGCAGAAGCAGCACAGTACGGTGAAGGTGCACTAGCACTAACTGAAACTACAAGCACTGTAAGGAAAGTAGCAGTATTTATTCCTACTACTGACGAACAGTTAGCAGATGTAGGTCAAGTATCATCTTACTTAGATGGCAGATTGACTTTCATGCTTCAGCAAAGGTTAGACCAGCAATTATTAGCAGGTAACGGAACACCACCAAACCTTAGAGGTGTATTGAACACATCTGGTATTTCTACACAAGCAAAGGGTAGTGATTCAACACCAGATGCAATATACAAAGCAATTACAAGCGTAAGAACAACAGGTGCTGCTGACCCAGATACAGTGGTTATGCACCCTAATGATTGGCAGTCTATAAGATTGCTACAAACTTCTGACGGTCTATACATTTGGGGTAACCCAGCAGATGCAGGACCAGACAGAATTTGGGGATTACCAGTTGTACAAACTACAGCAGAAACTGAAAACACTGCACTTGTTGGTGCGTTTAGGACATTTAGCCAGTTATTTACTAGGCAAGGAATTAACGTACAAGTATCTAACTCACACAGCGACTTCTTTATTAAAGGCAAGTTGGCTATTAGAGCAGATATGCGAGCAGCATTGGCAGTTTACAGAGCAACAGCTTTCTGTACTGTAACAGGCATATAACCGATAGGAGGTAAAAAATATGGCAGTTCTTAAAACTACCGAAATTAACTCTATCAAAGGTTCAGGTGCTGGTTTTTCAGTAAACTTAAACTTTGGTGATGAGAAAATAGAAACGGCAGCACAAGAGTTAGCACTTGGCACAGTCGGCATTTTACCTGACGGTAGAAAGTTCCGATATGCTAAAAACAGTTCAGCAGCAATTACAACAGGTGGTCAAATCGTAGAAGGTGAAGCTATGGTAGCAGCACACGATATGGATGTACCTGTAACTGCACAAACTGCAGCAGGAAGTTCTACAATTAGTTTAGAAGTTCCTACAACAGACTTAACACTTAATCAATACGCAAACGGTTACATTTACATCAATGATGGTGCTGGGCAAGGTGAAGTATACAGAATACTATCTCATCCTGCTCATGATGCTTCTGATGATGCAACATGTGTGTTTACATTAGATAACGAAGTAACTAAGACACAACTAGAGACAACATCTTTAGTTGGTCTTGTTTACAACCCGTACTTTAATGTAGCAATAATTGACGGTGACGGTACAAGAATTGGTAGACCTTTAGGTGTATCAACAGCACCAGTTACAGCAAATTACTACACATGGATACAGACTAATGGTATTGCGACAGTGTTAGCAGGTGCAGCAACTGGTGTAGTAGGTGATGGTATGAAAGTAAGTCAAGCATCAGCAGAAAGTGGTGGTGCAGACTTATTTGATACATCTGCCAACCAAGACACAGAACCAATAGGTACTGCACTTGGAGTTACAGCAGTTGAATCAGACAACCAATTAATTTACTTAGGTTTAGACTAGGAGTATTCATGTCAGATTACATATCAGATAAAAGAATATACCTAGACAAAGAAGGTAAGGCGACTGATGATGACACTAAAGGTGTATCTTTATTAGTTGCAGAAGGTGGTAGTTTAGATTTAGATACAGCAACAAAATATGGTTTAGGTAACAGCACAACTGTTGTTACAGAAACTGAAGAACCTGTAGAAAAAGAAAAAACTATTAACATACCTCCTAAAGAAGTTAAGAAGGTTACTAAAAAGGCAAAGCCAAAGACTGAAGATAAATCAGTAAAAGGTCCAAAAAGTGCCTAAAAGCAAATACGGAAGTTCTGGTGGTGGGCGTAGAAATACGTCTACCACTAGAAGAAGAAATACAGGCAGGAGAACATCTACTAATAGACGAAGGAGAAGATAAATGCCAACAGAATATGTAGCAACACTACTTACAACTACAGAAATGCTAACGCATGTAGAAACAGATATGGCAACAGCTTCTTTACAAAGACTATTAGACGGAGAAGAAGAAGAAATGACTAAAAGATTTGGTGCACACGCATCAGATGATAGTACAGCAGCTTCACAAGTAGAAAGATTTTTTGACGTACATGGTCAGACCTTTGTATACCTATCAAGAGAAGTCGCATCAATAACAAGCGTAGTAGAAAAAGAAATAGATGAATTTGGCGAGACAAGCACAACACTTAGTGCTAATGATTACGAAGTATTTGACAACAGACGTTTAAGACGGCTTTCTACTGGCGATAACAGTGCTTCACACTGGCAAGACTATGTAACAGTCACTTACGCACCTTATGACGACAGAGCAAGGCGTAGAGTGCTTTTAATTAACTTAGTAAAACTTGCATTACAATATGATGCTACTAACTCTACATCTGTAGGCGAAGTCAGTGTATCTAGTCCAGAATATTTTGCAGAAAGAGAAAACCTGTTTAATACAATGCTAGGTACAGGAGGATTTAGCTTCGCATAATGGCAGTAAGACAGATAGCAATTAATAAAATGACACATGAGTGCCGTATTGTAGAAGATGACACTACTACAGCAGATGCTTACGGACATAACAGTAGTTTTAGTGGTGCAGTAAGAGCATCAGGTGTTGCATGTAGATACTACGAAGAAAGCAACAACGAAATATTTAACGAAGTGCAAGGCGTAGTAACAGTAAGCAAATTGCTTTTACCCTTTGCACAAAACTTTAATCAAGAAGATAGAATTGACAGTATTGTACATAAAGGTCAAGGAACAAGCGTAGTTAGTGGTACATTTGAAATTATAGGTGTACTAACTAGACCTACACATAAAGTTCTTACATTAAGGAAGGTAGCACAGAACTAATGTTAGATAGTGACTTTAATACAAACTTTGATAAGAAAAAGATAATCGGCAAAAACGTAGAAGCTGTAAAGATGGGCATAAATAAAACTATGGTAGATTGTGTATCACATAGTAAAGACATAGTGCCATACGACACAGGTACATTACACAACAGCATACAGATACAAGATTTTGCAGAACAAGACGGTAACAGCATCATAGGTAGGTGGGGAAGCAGAGCAGTAAACTATGCAATATTTGTAGAGTTTGGAACTATAAACCAATCTGCACAACCTTATCTAAGACCAAGTGCTGACAGATTTTACCGACAATTAGAAAATAGGATTAAGGATTTTGCAGATTATGAGTAGAGACCAAGACCCTATAACAGCAATAATAGCACACTTAAAAACTAAGTCTGCTATTACTGACTTAACATCAACAAGAATATTTGGTCAAGAACTACCAAGAAGTGAAGTAAGCAACATGCCTAGACGTTGTTTAGTTGTATCTTCTGCAGGTGGCGTTCTTGGTCACATAGAAGCAACCACTTTAAGAGAAGTAAGAGTTGACATTAGATGCTATGGCGAATCACCTAAACAGGCTATGGATTTGCACATTACAACAGATACAGCTTTAAGTGATTTAAACGGAGAAGCAAGTGGTAACACTTACATATACAGCGTGTTTCAAGAAACAGCACCTTTGTCATTGCGTGACCCTGACTTAGATTTTGCATATGTACAATCACCATATCTTCTAAAATACAATACAGTAAACCTTAGTTCATAAAGGAGAAAGATTATGGCAAATGCACCAATAACATTCTTGACTGGACCATGTAGTGTTTACCTAGCACCCTATGGTGCTGGTGCAACATTACCAGAAATAGACGGAGACCCTGACGGATTATCATGGTCAGGTGGCTTCAAATTAGGTCAAGCAGGTAAAGAGGACATTGGCACAGGTGGTGTAGCAATTAGAAAATTGACTACATTTAACGAAATAAGAACAGATGGTACAACAGGACCAGTAAAAGCACTAATAGATACAGAAACTTTTGAAGTGGAATTTACAATTCACGACCTAAGTGCAAACGGTAACGCAACAATCTTTGCAGGGGCAAACAAATACAGTACAACAACTACTGTTGCTGCTGGTTCAAGCACAGGTGGTTACAAGAAACTATTTATCGGTGACGAATCTGGCGAAGCAAAGTTATGGAACTTGCTTGTAGCCTTTGGCAATTCACCAGAATTAGCAACAGGTCATTCACATTTAAACATTAAAAAATGTTATATGTCTAATGACCCAGAAGTAATTTTGCAAAGAGGTGATGTAGCAGGTGTACAAATGACATTTAGAGCATTACAAGATACATCAGCAACAGCAAATCAGCAGTTTGGTGAGTTTAGATTCCAAAGTGCAGAACCAACTGGATAAAATAATGACTGATTCGGATTTGATAGAAATACTAACGCAAGAAGCTAAACAGCATAAGCGACAAGAAAGATATCATAGGCGTAGAGCCAGAACCCTGATGGAACAGGCAGAGGTTCTACGCACCGAATTTGGCATAGCAACAAAAATAATAGGCAAAAACAATAAGGAGTTATAGCCATGTTAGACATAACAACAACAGAACAAAGCAATCTACCTATAAAGATAGACGGCAAAGATTACGAAATGAAATCGTACAGTGCACTTGCATTTGGCGATTATTTAAAAATACAAAACTTTACTGATAAATATAAAAACTTAACAGACAAAGATATAGCAACTTTAAAAGATAACGAAATAGATGCGTTGTCTGACACAATGGAAGGTCTAGTAACACTTATACTGGTAAGCGTGCCTAAAGAGGTATTACAACGCTTAAACGCTATGAATAAACTAGCAGTGATTAACCATTTTTTAGAAACAGTACCGAAGGAGGTCGGTACGAAGCAAGAAAACACTGGGCAATCATCCCGAGACTTACAAGGTACTATGGAGGGCATGCAAGCAAATGGCTAGATATGTCAGTAGATTTAATAAACTTATATGTTTCAGAAATGCCTAAGATTATTAGCGAAGAAAGACAGATGCGTTTTATGGATGTCTTAATGACAAACGAAAATGTAAAAGATGATGCTAGGCAAAAATATATAAGAGACTTACAAAGACAGACAGAAGAAATACAAAAAACAACAACTAAAAATAAAAAGAAAAACGCAGAAATGAGAAGATTACAATTAAACATGATGGGCATAGGTATTAAAGAAGTATAATGGCAGATTTAGGACAAGCAACCTTAGAGTTAAAAACAGATAAT